AGTCGCCGGTAATCCGTTGATGTGAACATGGGCCTCAGTCCACCAATGGGCTCGGCTGTGGCGTAGCACCATTTCATCAGCTTTGCGGATGGAACCCGGTTGTGGTTGGCCATCACAAGTCCGGGTGGCGGGAAAGCCCCACCAGCCGGGTCGGTTGCGTTTAATGTTGGCGGGATCTTGAATTCAACCATCTTGAAGGTCACATCGCAGAATCTGTTCCCAAAGAGAGCCGTCATCAAGCTTTCTGGCTGGGCTGGGTTCAGGTTGAATCCCTCCTTGGGTCTGGCCCCGGAGTAGTCCTCAATCTCGATGCCAAGGAGCAGTAGCGAACCATCCTCATGGCCGTAGAACGGGTCCGTCTTGTCCTCGCCGTTATTGTGGATGGTCCCGTAGGCTTTTCCCCAGTTCGCGTTCTTGATGATTTCGTATGGAACCATGTACCACTTGATCTCCACCTCGTTGGTGGAATAAACGATGCGCGGACCCGCCCCGGTGGCTTGATTGACCAGAGCGGCTCCCAAAGGCCCAAAGTCCGGCGACAGCATGGAGAATGTGCCGTAGTTGGAGGGCAACATCTCCGACTTTGGCTTCTTGCGAATGGAGACAAAACGCCCCCATTCGAACTGGTCATTCCATGCGACCGGGTTGGCGAAATCATAGCCCACCCAGTCCTTGCGCTGTTTACGAAAGCCGTCCAATTGGGTGTCCGTAAGGACCAGATACGGCCTTGCGTCAAACTGGACAGACACCCGGTAGGTGTCGTACATCACATAGTATTTCGGCATGTTCCGGGAGATGTTGTCCAGCAGGGCCACCTCGCCCTTTCCGGCATCCTCAATCCCGTATGGGCCAAGACCCTGAACCGTCTGAATGCTGGAGGCGTAGAGCCAATTGTATTCCGGGTGCGCTAGCGGGATGTTGCGGGTCAGACCGCCGTTGCCGTTGAACGAACTGTTCCCAAGTATGTCCTGAATAAAGAACGCCAGCTTGTTCCGCTTGACCACGAAGTCCATCGTGGCTGTGCCACCGCCACTATTGAAGCTGGCTGTTCCCGGGGCAATGGCCTCGACCCGCTCAAGGAAGTCTTCAAATAGCCCCATTATCTTGCCCCCATGATTGGCCGGTTAATCGGCAGCACGGCGTTCTTGTTGTCCTCCCGTGCTTCTGCCTTTTCTAGCAGCTGAACCATCTTCCCGGTATTCTCAGCGATCTTCGCGTCCGCACCACCAGCCCCGGAACTGAACGAGGCTTGGATCAAGCTCCGTGCGAACTCTTCAAAGCCGGTGAAGCTCGCCTGTCTGGCAGCAGCCCCCATCGAGGCGTTCTGGGCGATCTTTGGTCCTTGAAGCTTCAGGCTGTCCTCACCCAGCACCTTATTGGCGGCCATGCCAAGGAGCCAGCCAATCTTGCCCACCAGCCACGCAATCGCCTTGCCCAGCAGCCCCAGCAGCTGCCCCACGAATTTCAGCACCGGGGCGACAACGGCCACCAGCAGGCGAATGATGGGAGTGAACGCCTCCATCAGCGACTTGGCGATTTCTCCCACCACCGGGATTAGCTCCACAATCACGCCGAAGAGTTCCTTGTACAGGGGCATGATGGCCGTGAGCATCGGCTGGATGGAGTTCATCAACTCCCCGGCCACGCCGTTGATGGCCTCGGCAAACTGCTTCAGGAACGGCGTTGCCATCGAAAGCATGGAAGAAAAGATCTGGATGTAGGGCACGGCCACCGTCAGCAAGGTGTCGGCCAAAGAAGACATGACAGGGATCAGACCGTCTATCACCGGAACCAGCGCATCGGCAAAGGTCCGCACGATGGGAATCGCCGCGCCGATAATAGGGACAAAGGCTCGCCCAATCACGGCAAACAAGTCATCGAAGGCGAACTGAAGCTGCTCCAGCAGGGCGGGATTCAAAGCCCCCACGAACCTGCTGGCCATGTCCACGATGCCGGTGAACGCCCCGGTCAAAGCCCCGGCAGCTGCCAAAGGTCCGGTAAGCATCCCGGTCACGCCAGCTGCCCCAGCCTTCACGGCTCCCGCAAGCCCCGCATGAAACAGGCCCAACCCTTTCGCCGCACCCGCCGCAGTCTTCCCAATCTTCTCAAGCTCCGGGCTCAGGGCAGCAGCGTCCTTGTCATCGCCCTTTTGGTCCTTGCCCATCTCGCTGTTGAGTCGCTGCATGTTATTGGCAGCAACGGCAGCCTGCTTAGCCACCATCCCAAGGGAGGCTGCGGCGTTACCCATTGCCCCCATATTGTCCACAAGCTTGGAGGAATTCTTGACCATCTCGGTCAAGCCTTGCGTGGCCTTCTTCGCTTGGTTGGCGAGGGCTTCTTGGAATTTCTCGCTCTCGATAATGGCTTGCGCGAGGTCAACCAGACTCCGGTTAACCGCCGTGGAGGAGCCGACAATCTTGTCCAAGCTCATCTTGGTCTTGGGCAGGGGCAACGCACCGAGGTTCTTCCCGGCGTTCGCAGCTGCCACATTGAGCGTATCGAGCTTCAGGCTGGCCGCAGACTTGGTGAGGGCTTTCACGCTCTGGTTGATGGCCGTGGCCAGAGGCTTCAGGTCAAATGTCTGCGAATCCTTCGCCATAGCGGAGGCTGAAGCCCCGGACTTGCCAAGTGCGTCCGAGGCTTCCTTTGCCTTTTGGGCGAGCATGGCGAAGATATTCGCCAGCTGCTGCATCCCTGAATCAACACTCGCCATTGAGATACCCTCTGGCTTTCTCCAGCGTCACGCCGTATTTCTCGCTGAACTCCCGGGCTGCTTCCTCCATTGGGTCGGTGTCATCGAACCCGTAGGGCAGCGGTCTGGGAATCCCTTTCTCGTCCCTTGGCCTCATGTACAGGTAGACTATCTGGCGCGGGGTCAGCCGCTTGATGTCCTCCATACGGAGCAGATACGGCTCGTCCAACAGGTTCGCGACCACCTGTGGGAAATGGGGGATCACAATCTCGTCGCTTCCCCCTCCGGGTTTCCCGGGACGGACTCCGTGGCCTGTGACTGCTTCAGCATGGCATCCAAGGCGGCTCTCAAACCGTCCGGGTCTTCCAGCATCAGCTTCTTGGCACGGAGATTGTCGATGCCCATCAAAATGGACAACAGGGCGACCTGACCGTCCAAAGTCTCGATGGCCCTCATGCACACGGGACCGGTGAACACATACTTGCCCGAAACGATGTCCTGTGTCACAACGGACAAAGCCTCGCCGTAGCTGTCGCCCAGAACGCCTCGCCGGTTCTTGATGGCCTCCAAAGCCTTGGACTCAAGGTGGCGTTCAAACAGCCCCATTCGCTCCAAAGTAAGAGGGCGCACCTCATGGATGCGCCCGTCCTTTGCCTCATACCGGATGCCACCAACAGCGTCACCCAGCGTCTCGGAAATAGTCCTCATGCCTGCTACCTCATGGTCACATCGAAGTCACCGTCGCTGTCCACCTGACAGGACCACTTCATTACACCACGAATCTGCTGGTCGATGGAGAAATCCACAACCCATCCCGTGAAGGTCAAAAGGCCGGCTGTCACCGGCTGGAACTGGCTGCGCCGGTTCAGGGTCACATGGACATAGTTTCCAATGTGGGGAGTCTGGCTCTGGTAGGTGGCAATACCGCCCAGAGTCACCCTGCCCTTCCGTATGTTCCCGTAGATCGTTTGGGCCGGTGCGCCGTACTGCCTCCACCGGTCTTGCTCCTTGTTCAGGAACTGATCCATTGCCGGTTCTCCCGGATCCTTGAGAACCGGTTGCCACGGCATGGTGAAATTCGGGCGCAGATAGGTGGAGATATTGGTGATGTCGATGGATGGCCCGGAGAACTGGAATTGGCAAGTCTCCACCGGGAGAGCTATCCCGATGGTCTCATTAAGCGGATCGCCGCCATACTCGATGACGGCGAGGCGACCTACCAAATTCTCGTTGATCCGGGGATCAGCCATTAGCCACCAGCTTAGGGGATCGGCGTGATAGAACCAGAGATCTCCAAGGTGGCTTTGTCTTTCACCTGAGTGGAGATTTTGACATTGGTTATCAGCACGGACCGGCTTGCGGCGTTACCCTGCCCGACCCCGAATGTCGCCATGCCATAGGTTCCCTTCAATGGAGCCGAACCCGTGTAGGGGCCGGATGCCGTGAAGGTTCCACCGGGCACGCCCGGGACAACGGCACGGACCGCGCCGTTCAACGGGTATGCGGGATCGACTGTGGTGAAATTGGTCACCTCGACCTCTTCCACATTCTCGTCCAGCGTCCAGCTGTCCATCGCGAAAACGGTTCCGGCGAAGCTGAAGCTCGCCAGTTTGCCAGCGTAGTAGGGCATGGTTCAATCTCCTTGAAAGGGATCAGACATCTTCCAGAACATGGATGTGTAGCGTACCGCCATTCAGGGCTGTAATGGCGACCTGATCGCAGTCAGCGATAAAAAGCTCGGTGCCGTTTGGCATTGTCTCCCCGCTCATAATCATCTGGTTGGCGGCGAGGATAATGGTGTCGCTTGGCGTGGCCCCCATCCTCGGGGTCACGGTGCAGTCCGTTGTAGACCACATAACGACATTTTTAATCTTCTGATGCTTCACCTGCAATGTAGCAAGAAAGTTGCTGGCGTTGTCCGGGTACGCGACCGAGATGTTCACCTGCCCGTCCCCAGTCGCGACAATCTGGCTGGCCGCACCCGGCGCACCGGAGTCGCTGAAGTTGATCGACACATTGTGCGTGAACGCCATGTCAAACCTCCCTTATCTCTCTGCTCAGGAAATTAAGCCGGATATTGGTCACATCCACATTCTGGCGAAGCTCTGTCTGAATGAACGGGCCAGCCGGATTCATCTGCACATCGAATACCGTCCCAACTCCAGCCATCAAGGGCTTGTAGACGGCGTTGCGAACCTTCTGGCGAATCCCCAAGTAGCTCCCCGGGTCCAAGGTCTGCTCCCGGTCGCCCCGGAAGAACATCGCCACCACCACCGGGTAGACATAGGTTGTGCCACCATCAAAGTCCTCATCCCCCACAATTTCTCCATCTTCCGTGGGAGATATGACAATCATGGGGAACGGGTCGCCAGCCAACTGAACCGGCCTCTTCCTGAGTGCGACCACCGGGACAGGCGACTCACCGGCTATTGCATCCTCCACACGGGCCTTGAGACCAGCAAGGATGTCGTAGTAGTAGGACTGGCTCATGGGAGAATAATCTCCTGCTGAACCGTCCCGGCTTCCGCTTCAGCCTCGATCTGGTACTTGTTTCCCCAGACATCAAGGTTCACCGCTGAAGCCCACCACGCAACGCCCCGACTGTCCACAATCTTGCAGTTCAGCTGCGGGACGAAGACATGGGGCTTTTGCCACGCCAAATAGGACAAGCCCCCGGTCTTGATCTCTCCATCAGCTGTCCACTTCACCCGGGAGGCATGGGTCAGCGGCTTGCGCCACAGGTGCCATGTCGTGAAGGTCCGGTAGCCCAGCGTCCCGTCCCCGAGGTCGGTCAGGATGTTGTCCACGCCCTGCATGAGGCAATGGGGCACCACCAGCGACTCGCCATCCGGGTTGGTCAGGGTGACCGTCTGGAGGTTGTCGAATACCAGATAGTCATCGGAGACATCTAGCGTAGGCATCAGAGTATCTGCGCCCTGCACTCCGTCGGCTGAAGTAACGCCGACATCTTGTTTAGCTCCCCCACCTGTCGGAGAAGCGACTCGCGCCACTCGGACCGGCTAACAGACTGGCCCCCGACCGAATAGCTCGGCTGGGGGCTCAGCGAGTCCAACCGGAGAGCCTCGATCAAGTTGCCCCGTTGTTCATTCAGGGCTGAGACCTGCTCCGCGATTGTGGACATTAGCTCACCTTGTAAGTATTCTCGGTCCCGGTAATGCCCATCATCGTGTTGTACGCCTCAATCGCCTGAGCCTGTGTCTCAGCCTCGATCTCGGCCTGTGGGCAATAAGGAAGAGAGATAGTCCACTTCCTCGACTTGCCGTCCCCGCTGTGGAGGTCTTGCACATCGCCACCTTGGACAGGAGTAGTGTCCTTGGTCGTGACGGGCTTGACCTCCACAGACTCATGCTTCTTGGCCATGTGGACTTACTCCTTGCCGAGGACCACATAGCGGGGATCGCGAACGCCAGCGACACCCATCCACCCGGCCTTGATGGCGAGGGCGATGTCTTGGTTGAACTCCAGCGGGTTGTTCGCCGGGGCTTCCACCACAGTCAAAGGCTTGGCCTCGCGCCACACGAAAGCCTTCTTGAAGTCGCCCAAGTAGACCCGCTTGTTGGCATTCGCGGCGGTCACACCGGAGTCCACAAGGGCCTTGAGGGCGTGGGGGCTCGACAGAATTTGGTAGTTCTGGTCGAGCGGATTGGCCGAAACGGTCTGCTTCGGTTCTCCAGAGGTGGCATAACCGGGAGCGGTCTGGCGCACCTCGGTTGCGTTGAGGATATTCTTCGCCGTGTAGCGAAGGGCTGGCATCACCAGAACCTGCTTCGGTTCCACCATGATGGGATAACCGGTCACCGGGTCCACCATGTTGACGAACAGCTGTTCCAGCGTATTCATCGAGGTCCAGTCGGTCAGGGAGAAACTGCCGAGCGTATTCACCCACGACCCGGAGGTCAGGTAGGTGTTCAGGCTGTTGCCGTTCCAGCTGTGGTTATTCACCACCCCGAGGACCACCTGAAGGATCTTATACTCACGGGTAACCGCAAGCATGGTTCCCACCGACCGGGCCGAGTCCAGAATCTGGCTCGTTAGGTCGGAGAAGATGGCTTCCATCGTCACGGCGCAGATGCGACCGTGCTTCTCGATGCCCGGGTAGGTGATGTACTGCCCGGCGAAGCTGGTCTGGGGGTAGGGTTCGCCTTCCTCCAGTTTCTCGCCAATGTCGCGGACATCAGACAGGTAAGGCACCTTCTGGGTTCCAAGGTTCCCGTTGGTCACCGGGATCGTGGTGGCCAGCTGGTCGCCAATAAGGCTGGCCAGCTGATACTTCTCCTTGATCTCGTTGACCAGCAGCTGCCCGGTGATGGCCGTGAACAGGGAAGCGGAGACCGCCTCGCTGGACTCGTACACGGTCTTGGAGATATTGCGCTGTAGCACATCTCCCCAATTGTGCCCGATGAAAGCCTCGGCCATGCGACGGAGACTGAACTCCTCGGGCCGGACCTTCTTCTCGGCAATCGCCTCGTTGAGGGTGTTCACCGTGGCGGCGACACCACTCGACTCGCAAACCTGCTTCAGCTTGTGCTCAATAGCCATTGGAAAAGTCTCCTTGTATCTCGGGGTCAGGAAGTCTTCGCTTGGGGGCTCACACGGGACAGAATGCGGACCTTCACACGGGTTGCCCCGTTCTCGGCACGCTCGACCACGATGCCGATGGCGTTGGCGATGGCACTCCCGTAGCCGTTGCCGGTCAGGGCCACGGTGTCGTCCAGCAGGGCGTTGCCACTCGCCTTTGCGGGAGCCACATAGTCCCCGATATTGGCTGGGCCAACTCCGTTGAAATTAAACTCGTACACGCCAGCCGTATCGATGCGGATCGCACCATCGGTGGAGTTGCCGAAGACCCGGGTCGCGCCAGCAGGCTTGTGCTGTCCCGAAACGCCGAGAAAGTTCTGGGCAAAAGCCGTTTGGGTTCCGGCCAGATCCGTGGACCAAGCTTCATCGGAAGCCTTCAGCACCTTGCCACCAATAGCTTGGTGACGGCACAGGTCGCCGACATTGATGGCTTTGGCAGAGTCAATGGAGTGAATCACCGGGGCGGTGTCACCGAAAAGATACTGGGGAGCAGGCATAACTCAATCTCCTTGTAAACTCGGGTTAGGAACGAAGAGCCTTGACCAACGCATCGACAGTCAAATTGCCACCGGGAGCAGCCGCTGATACAGGAGCCTCGCCACGGTAGATGACCTTGCGCCTGTCTTCAATCAAGGTCTTCCAGTTCTTCTTTTCGCTGTCCGCGAGAACCCCGACAAAGGATTCAGTCACGGCGTAGGTCGGGAGAACCTTGCAAGCTTCCCGCGCCTCTTTCACCAGCTTCTCCCGCTTGTCACGGAGCCGGTAGGTTTCAACCTCCTCCATGAGGCGGCGAACGGTTGGGTCCATTTTCTGGGGCTTCAGCGACTCGGTGGCAGGCTTCTCCTCCTCCTCGTCCTTCTTGTCCTTCTTGTCCATTTCATCCTCCGCTTCTCCCATAGGAAGGGCGGGGGCCTCCTCCTCGTCACCGCCAGCTTCGCCAGCGATAAGCTCCTGAATGGCGGCAATTTTGCCAGCGTCATCCAGTTCGGTATTCGCGAGGATCGCAGCCAAATCTTCAGAACTCATCTCGGACTCCTTTGCGCTAGATTTCTCGTAAAGGTCGCCAGTTTCACCATCCCACTCTCCGACACCATTACCGTCCTTATCCAAGGCAGTAGCGATGTCCTTGTCGCCATCAATCCGAACCGCGCCAGCAGCCTTCACCCATGACTTCCATGTGGCGTAGTTATTGGTGGTCTTCTTGGCCATCTTGGATTCCTTTTTGTAAGCGACAGGGGCGTAAGTCTTTTGGTCTAGCACATCGCCGGTAGGTCCGGTCACCACCGACTTGAAAACAAGCTTCTCTGGGAAGTCCTTGGTCCCAAAGGCTTTGCTAGTACCGATATTCCTCTTTGCGCTCAGGATGTTGGAGCCAACCCAAGTCTGCCCAGACAGCTTGGCATCAGCTTCGTCCTTCGCTGTACCCGACTTGCTGGACACAACCATCCAGTCTCCAACAGCCGGATACTTCGCCATACTGACCAGTATCTTGGCGGTCCACTTGGTCTCAGAGGCTTCAGCCACCTTGGCCGGTTCTCCCGACTTCTTGCGAACCGCCCGGGCTTCCATCCGCTTGGCGATCATGTCAAAGAAGTCTTCCTCGGTCACATCCTTGGATGGTAGCTCACTCTCCATCAGCCCCTTCGTGGTAGCCGGATTAGCCACAAGGTCCACCGATTCCACCTTCACGATGTCGGTGACCTCCTCAACTCCCTCCGGGGTCCACTTCGACCGGACCTGAGCCATGTGGGACAGGCCCACAGCGTTCTGGTCGTTCTCGGCCCACCACTCAAGGCTCTTCGCATCCCTGTGATGTGGGTTATAAATGAGGTCGCCGTACAAGCCATCCGACTCACATCGCACATTCACCACACGGCCAATCCGGTCGGTGTAGTCCCGACCTTCCGCGCCCAGCTTGTGGTTGATGTTGACTAAAGCCCCCTCGTAGAGCTTGTAGCACTTCTCAAGGACTTCGATGGGATACCGGCGACCATTCAGAGACTCTGTACCGATGATCTTCACGCCCTTGATCGTGTTCGACCCGGCAGCGTCTTCAGTCACCAGCACGGTCTTCTGAGTGCCCATCTATCCCATCCCTCCCATTATTCTCGCTCTTTGTAGTCAGCAGTTCGCCCAGCTGGGCCACCATCTCCTTTGGGGTCAATCCGGCGACACCAAGGCGGTTGCAAGCCGTCTTCGGGGTTTCACCCTCCCGAAGCACCAGCCGGATGAACTCACCGACAGCTGGCGGGAAGCTCTCCACATAGTCCCAGAAGTCCACCTCGTCTGGCCCTGAGTCCCGGCGCATGGAGCGCACAGGCAGGGTCGGTTCCAATGGTGTCTTCTTGCGGGTAATAAGGGTCTGGACTATCTCCTGCTGGACCCACATGCCGAGGTAGTTCTTGTGCCCGATCTTTTGCGGGTCTAAACGGTCAAAGCCCTTGAGCAGCCCAATCCACCCGGTCTGGATGAAATCGTCCAGAGTACCGTAGTTTTTGTGCATCCCGTGGAGTCTGACAGCAACCGCCTTGACCACGCCACCATAGCTGAGAACGGCTGCATCATCCCGGGGGTTGACTCGGGGCGGTCGCTTGGGCCATCGGGGCATTGGGCTTGATCTCCGCGAATATCTTCTCCAGCAGCTGTCCGCTTACAGACGGGAACGCCGCCGTGGCAATCGCCTTGGCCGACGATACGGGCAACGCACCCGTAGCCGCCTGTACAGCCAAGTCCACCAAGCTGGAGATCTGTGCGCCGTTGAGGGCTGTGTCCTGTACTTGCTCCTCTGAATCGCCACCTTGGGACGGCTCGGTTATCCCGCCAACAGGAGAACCGGACGGCTGGGCGACAGCAGTCTTGGCAGCAGCTTCCTCCTTGTATTTCTGGATATTCCGCTGCTCCTCCTCGAAATTCTTCCCTGAGTCAGCCGTGACTGTTTGGGGCGACCATAGTCCCATATCGAGGTAGGTCTTCGCCGTGTTGGCTTCCCGGTCGTGGTCGCGGGACACAAGCCCCGGCCCCTTGGCCCGGATGGTGATCCTTTCCAATGTGTCGGACGGCAGAAGTCCAAGGTCCACGGCGTGCTGGATCTGCATCCACAGGATGGATCTTTCCGGGCGGGTGCGCCTTTCAGCCACGGCTTGCCCAAGGATGCTTTGCATCCGTTCAAAGGTCTTCACGGCTGGGGCTTCTGCCACAAGTGCGCTGGCGTAGTTGTTGTTCGAGGCATCCGTGGACATCATCGTCTCGGTGATCCCGAACCGGGCTGCGATGGCCCGGAGGTTCGCGGACAAGGTCTCTACAAGGTCGGCTGAACCGATGTTCATGGCCGGGAACTCGTATTCGATGTTCCCAGACGAGGTCAGGATCGAACCATAGCCCATATGGTTGATACTGGTTCTTGCCCCGGAGTTGGGGTCGGTGACCGTGTAGTCGCTGGCCTTGCGGTTCAGTTCTTCCACCGCCTCGGGAGGTGAATCGTTCACCCTGCGGATGACGGCGATCTTGCTCCGGGCCTTGGCCACGGCGATCATCGACTGGAGTACATCCTCGGCACTCTTGAGGTTGGCCTCCACGGCGAACACGGTGGGCAGACCCCGCTTGGAATTGCTCTCCACATTAGCCCTGATATGGATGATCTGGTCGGCAGGCACCTTGGTGGGCGTGGTGCTTTCCCACGGGCGTTCCACTACCCAGTAACCAATACGGTCGTGAATGTCCTCGTTCTTGCAGATGACACCAAAGCTGTTGGCTGGGGAGTCATCATCGGCTGGACTGCGGATCAGTTCAGGCTCCACGAACCGGACACGGAGCAGCCCATCACCGCCCCGGAATACCCTCCAGAACCATTCGCCATCGGCGTGGTATCTTTGGATAGCCTCGGACTCGATCTCGGGCATCCTGTTGTGTTCACAGCACAGGTCGATGAGGTCCTGCACCTTCTGGATCAGCCTTGGGTCCGTATTGTCGCTACGGGCTTGCACCGTGTAGGTGAACCCGGTTCCCACGACATAGTTCTTGTGGGCGTTGATGGCTGCGATAGCGAACTCATTATTCCGGCAAATGAAACGGGAGCGGTCCCGTACCATTTTCAGCTGCCACCAGTTGATGAACAGGGGAAGGACTTCACCGGCCATCCGGTTATCCCGGCGGCTCAGGTACTGCGTGCCATAGCCACCATCCATGAACCCGTAGGGGCCAACCTCGGCGAACAGGTCGCCGCCATTCAGCTGCGGGAACCCGGGCAGCTGGCCATAGAGGTCCATTGCCTCAGAGACAATCTTCGGGCCTTTTGCCACCTTGCCGTTATTAGCCATGAGTGCCATCCCCTTAGATGCGACCGGTGATCTGCTCGGTGAAGCTGTCCTGTGACCGGATCAGGCAGGCGAGGTTGAATGCGTCCGCGAGGTCGGGCGAGCTTTTCAGCCTGCGCTTGGTCATCGCCTTGGCCTCGACCATTCTCCTCTGGAGGCTATCCAAGGTGAAAATGGGCTGGCGCAATTCTAGCATGAGTGACTGCCGTATGTCATCCGGCAGGTGGCAGATCGATATTTGCTCCGAGTCGGCTAGCTCACTTGCGTTGAACCAGAGTTCGCTGCGGAGGTTGTTGTAGTCACCCTCCCACCGGGATTTCAGGGAGGAATTGATCTCCACGAAATTGAACCGGGTGGAGCCAGCCCCACGCATGTCCACCAATCCAGCGCCCAAACCTGCCGCATCAATCAGCACCGGGATCTGTGTGGCGGTCTGCCCCTTTTGGGCGTACTGGACGCACAGTTCCTTGAGCCTCTCGGCGGTCATGGTCAGGCTCCAGCCACGGTGGAATTCCATGTGGATGACACACATCCCTTTTCGGATGCAGATCGCTGTCCGGTCATCACCGAACCGGGCCGGGTCGCAACCGATCTGGACAAGCCACTCGGGGTCTGTCTGGATCGCCCGTTGCAGGTTAACCAGAGCCCTGTCAGACCAGACCGAGGCCACGGAACGGGATGGCCAGCGTCCCAGAACCTGCACCTCAAACAGGGGCGACTCCGGTATCCAATAATGGCCCTCCCATTGGAACACATTGGGTGGCATATCCTCCCCGGCCTCGACCCTGCGGCACTCCTCATGGACCCTCTGGGCCACCGTGGACCGGGTAACAGCCCCGGGGATGATCTCTTTGCCCGATTGGACATTGGGATGCTCAAGGGCACTCATCTCAAGCACGGTGTGGATCGAACGCTGTTCCTCAATGTAAGCCGGGCAAGAGATGTCGTACGGGTTATAGATGGCGAGGAAGAAATGCCCCGGCCTCCCCGGCTCCACCATCGTCTTCGCACGATCCCAGTAGGTCACATCAACACCGGCAGCCTCGTCAAACACGATCATCATCTGGGACATGTGCCGGCCCTGAAAGGCATCACCCTTCGAGGCCGTCATGCCGTGGATGAAATGGTCCGGGCTGGACTCCAGACGGGTCGCCTTGGGCAACCAGTTCGGGTCATCCGACTTGACCCTGCGAAGCTCCCTGAAGAGCAAGTCCTTCACTTGGTAGTGGACCGGGGCCGTGGCAAGACAGATCCCGGGATTGAACCGGTCATAGAACCACGCCGTGGCCACAGCAGCCACGAAGGTCTTGCCCACCGAGTGAGCCGCCCTGACAAGCACCGAGTACGGGGGCTTGTTCAAGGCGTACAGGATCTGCTCCTGTTGGCTCGTCAGATTCAGGCCGCGCCTTTTGGCATACTCAACAGGGCAATTCGGGGTAGCCAATGTTGTCCGCGATTTCAATCTTGAGCGGAGTTCCCGCACCTCCTCCAATAGCTGCTGCGACATCATTGCGGAGAGCCTCCACCTCGCGCCTCAAGTCCTCCACCTCAAACCTCTCAGAATAGCCACGCCGACGACCCTGAGTCTTCAACAAGAAACAGACCGCCCAACCCTCACCCTTGCCCACAGCCTCCACCAGCTTGGCCTCACCGAAGTCGATGATCCGGTTCCGCTCATTCTCAATCAGCTGGCGAATCTCGGGAAACTTCCTCGCCCTCTTAAAAAGAGCCTGCGGCGTAATATTCAACGCCTGTGCTGCCAAATAGACCAAACCACGGGTCTTGATGATCGCAGCCTTCACTTGGTCATTTGTCACCTTTGGGACACCACGACCCCAATGCTTCTTCTTCTCGGGCTTATCTAGCTCCCCCATTGCCCCCACCTCCTTTAATCCTAAACACTCGCAAACCTATTCCGCACACAATCCCATGAATTCAGCACGCAGGGCGTTATCCGTCCTAAACTGCCCCAGCATTGCCGATGTCACCATATCGCAGCCAGATAGCTTAATCCCACGGCACGACATGCAACTATGGGCAGCTTTAATCACCACGGCCACACCACGGGTAGAAAGGTACTTCTGAAGATCCTTTGCAATATCCTGAGTCATCCGTTCCTGAACCTGAAGCCTCTTCGCATGACAATGGACGAGCCGTGCCAGCTTGGATAGCCCAACGACCCTTGCCCCGGGAAGGTAGCCCACCGTGGCTGTCCCGGTGAACGGGAGCATGTGGTGTTCACACAGGCTGGTGAACGGGATATTCCGCAGCAGCACCACCTCATCATACTGGACATCAAAGGTGGTCGAGAGAATACAGGCCGGGTCTTCCCCGTAACCCGATGTCATCTCCAGCAGGGCCTTGATAACCCGCTTCGGTGTGTCCCTCAAGCCATCCCTGTTCGGGTCTTCCCCAATAGCCTCCAGCTGGCGAACGACCGTGTCCTTGATGTCAGCCGTGAGGTCATTACCCTCCCACGGGAACATCACCCAGCCGTCCCCGGGCTTCTTGTCCCAAAGTGCCCAGAAAGGCTTCCCATAATGGGCGTACCTCTTCTGCGTGGCCCCGCTATCAATTATGTCGTCCACGATAGCGTCAGCCTCGATGATGTTGTCCACCGCCCTTCCGGTCAGGCCGGCCACGATCTGACCGCCTCTGGGAACACCGTAAAGCTTCCCGGGAGGTGCCGATTGGAGCCTCTCATAGACCTCTGGCCAAGTCACTTTTCTCATACTAAATCTTCCTCCAGAGTAGACAATAATTTCCTACCAACTCTCCACCAAATATAGCCCTCAACTCAACCCATCACCTTGCCACCAACCAGCTTGCGTCAAGTCAGAAAGCGGACATAGAACTGCACTTGTGTGGTCTCTGACTAACGCTTAAAATAGGACGGCGGCTGGCAGGAGCGAGAGACACGACCCGATTGACAGCTCTATCGCGAACTGACAACTCTTCCCAGACAGCAACCTTCCAGCAGACAGCATGTGCCATGTGTAGTCCCTGTTAGGTAGTGAATAGTCCTCCAGTAAGTTCAACGGGTGACACCCCACGCTTGGATCGCCAAGCGCGGCCCCCTCAAGGGGGCCTTCCAAGCTCCCCAACATAACGTCAGCCGCTCGTCAAAGCCCTCGCTGCTGACATCATGTTGGGTCCGTATCAAAGAAGTCACCGGACAAGCCACGACTTGTGTAGCTGAACCGAGAGACGCCATTCAGGATTCTCCTCCACCAGACGGATGCACCATTTCAGGGAATCACGATCCACGGTGAGTCCGTTGAAAGCTGGCGATATCAACTGATGGTCAGCCGTGCAGGCAGGCTTCGGGATAGCTTGCCCGTGAGCCCGGACATACTTGACCTCGTTGGCCTTCAGTTGGCGAACGGCGTGTTCAGCCACCTTGGGCGAGACGCATACCCAATCAAGCCCGAGAGGTGACAGGTCGATGGAGCCGTTGGTCTCGACGGCCATCTGGTACTGGTTCTCCCGGAACAGGTTGACCAGTTCAAGGTCCAATTGGAGTCCGGGTTCGCCACCGGTGAAGATGATCCAGCGGCAAGGCCCTCCCACCTTGCGGACCCAATCGAGTAGCTCATTGGCAGTCAGGGATCGGCCCGATGCGAATTCGGTATCGCAGTCGAAGCCTCCCGGGGAAAGCTCGCCGGGTTCGACACGGCACCTGAGATTGCACCCGGAGAAACGAACGAACACATTCGCCGTGCCAGCCCTCATCCCCTCCCCTTGGACGGAATAGAAGACCTCGTTGATCCTGTAGTTTTTGTCAGCCATGATAGACACATCCCGTGGTGCATGTTTCCCCGATCTCCACCGAGTGCAGAAGCTCCCGGTACTCCTCTGGCAAGGCTTCCCGGATCTGCCGGAAGCACCATGCCGAAAGGTTCTCGCTGGTCGGGTTCGCCAGCAGATCGTTCAGGTGGGTGTGGTCAAGCCGGTTCTCCACCAAAGCCTTGCACACCAGACCGATGTCGTAATAGTCCATGAGCATCCCGGCCTTGGGGCCAGCCACATGGAGCTTGCCACCTTGGAAGGCGACCTTCATCGTCCAGCTATGGCCGTGAAGACGGGCACACTTGCCATCATGGTTGGGCAGCTGGTGGCTGGCCTCGAACCGAAAGGTCTTTGACAGGGTCCACATATCTCATCCTCCAACGGCTGTAAGCCTGAACCCAAAGAAAGCCGCCCACCACCTTGAGCCACCATTGGCCAAGGAAGACAGGCAGGGAAACAGAACCGAATGCGACCAGAGGGAAACAAAGGGAGTCTGCCAAGGCAGAGATCAGATTGCTCCCGTTCATGCGGGTGTTGCGGTGACAGCCACGAAGGCCGTGATAGACGAGGCAATCGGCCAGACCCGCCACGCAGAATGAGACACCAGAGGCTAGACACACCTCTGGAGAACCGGCGGCGAATAGCCATGAGATCAAGGAGCCCGAAAGGACAAGGGCCGCCATCCGCGTCCATAGCCAATTGGAACCCCACCTCTCATGGAGCACATCACGGGCCGTCATGTCGAACGGGATCAGCACAAAGGCCGTGAAAGGGAGTATCGCCGGGCCAAATGCCGTCACAACCCAATTGGCCATCACGGCGGCTCCGAGGTAGCAAACTACTGACGCGACACCACCGCACCGTTCTCCCCATCCTCCGACACCTCGACCCGGAAGGCTCCCGTCATCTCCAGTATCTCCCGGGCCCACCTCTCGCATGACCAATCGCCCTCCTCCTCGGCCAGATCCTTCAGCGTCGATATGTCACGATGCAGCTGCCACTTCTCAAGGAAGAACTCGCGTTCCCTGTCCTCATGCGACACCCGCCACTCAACCCTGACATGGAACAGATGCCGGTGACGATCCCGCAGGAACGCCACCTTTTCCGGGGCGTTTGGCCAACTGTGGAACGATTCGAACCGGGTCGTGACCCAGATTGAGCTTGTCAGCATGACGGTCGATAGCCCCCTTCAACGAGTACAAATCATCAGCCAGACTGGTCGCGAGAAAGACCTTCACGCCCCACCTCTTGTAGCAGTCGATCACATAGCGGACCCAACTGTCCGCCGTGACGATCTCCGAGAGGCAGGTCTCCGGGCCGAACCCGGCCTTGATGTTGCGCCTCCAATGACGCTCGTCATTAAGCTCCTTGGGCGAGAATCCAAGGCCCTCAATCACACGCATCACCTCCGGGTTCCGCAAGAGCTTCACACGCTCCCGGAAAGGGACCGAATGAACCCAACGCCCCCGCCCGTAATAGACATGCACCTTGCCCCACATCTTCGGTGCGCCCCAGCTGGCCGAGTCGCATGAATAGGGACGGAAGGTGGAGAACATATCCTCCTTCACATAGCCCAGCCAATGGACATCACGACCACGGGCCCACTTCATCTTCGCCTTGATGTATTCCTTCGGGCAATGACCCTTGTGAGGTCTGCGAAGCCCGGCGAGGGCCACATAGTCCGAGATGCCGAAAAGCTCGTCCATGCGCCTCTCGTCATCCCCGAGGACATGCACCGGGACAGGCTTGTAACCCGCCCGGAGCATCTCCTTGAGGTTCGACTCCGTCACAGCCGGATCACCCACCTTGTCGAGGGCAAGATAACGGAACAGCCTCTTGCCCCATCGGTCAAGGAAGCCACAGTAGTCCTCCAGCCGAATATCCTGACCCGAGTTCTTTGCCGTGAACGCACCACAGTCCAGAAGCACCTCGATGTGGGGACTCTCCGCATAGGCGGCGAATTCCTTCTCGTCCTTCCTCGCATAGGCATAAGAGACAAGGATCGGGAATTTCATCTCAGAACACCTCGACCTTGTAACCGAAACGCTCCACAGCCTTCCTCACCTCGTCAGCCACTTCCTGCTTCTGGGCCGACACCACGCCATTCACCCGGATCGAGAATGTCTCAGAGTCAGGGTCATAATCCTCAATCTTGTCCGAGTCCACAGGGTCACGACCCTCCCACTCGGCCTCCGGGTCATAGATCCCGGCCTTGACCGACAGGTTGGCCAACATCGTCTGGATCGCCTCGTTCTCAAACTCCACCGACTGACTCAGGGCCGTCAAAGCCTCCGCGTCCGTGCCAGCAAGGGATGACAAAGGGTCCAAAGTCAGCAGCAGCTTGTCAGCCTCGTCCTCCGTGATGTCCAGCACCAGCACCGGAATCTCAGCGTCAGAGGCCGTCTCCACACGAAGGTGACCATCGACCAGCATCAGCCCGTTCGGAGTCTCATACGCCAAAGCCGCATCCGCAAAGCCGATGTCAGCCAACACGCCCCTCAAGGCATCCTGTTGAGCCTTTGGATGAGTCCGCCAGTTCTTCGGGTTCGGCAGAATCTCGCTCGCCTTCACCCTGCGAAGCTCCTTGATCCTGTCCCTGATCTTCATTTGCCACCTCCAACCTGACTGTCCGACATCGGAGCCACATCCACAGCCTTTGCCCCCTCCAGAAGGATCAAGCGCAAGCTCTCAACTGACTCCGCATGGAAGAGGACTGCGGCCACCAAAGCCTTGTCATACTGCCCCTCCACATAGGCGCAATGGGCCTCGTTCAACCAGTCCCACGAACCAGCATCGGCATTCGGGGCATAAGGCACATTCAACTGCGGCATCAATGAGTCCTCCTCTGCTTCATGGAACGATCCCTCGCGACACGCTTGTGGCGGCTCTTCGGGTTGGCAACCAGCCGGGAACCCTGCCTCTTCATTCGCTGGCCTATCTCGGCCCTGTTGGAGTAAGTCCGAAGCCCCTTGCTCCCGTTGTAGCCCCACCAATAGAAACGCCCCTTGGAAGGGGCCATAAGCATGTCATTCATCACCTTGCGGGGCACACGGGGATATGTGTATCGGCCAGAGCCGTTCTCCTGAGAAGGCTCCTTCAGCACCATCGTCATGTCGCCCTTGCTGAACAAGTAAGCCCTCTGCGCTCCCGAATTGGAAAGCCTTCCACCCTTCATCGGGGCCTGCACAATCTCACCCACGCCACCTATCGGCCTGAAGTTCAAACCAAGGATCCACGACGATTTCACTCCCACATCCAAACCATCCGTGTACTGGGGCTGATCTCCCTGACCCGTCCCCAAAGGCCTCGTCCGGGGAGGAGGGGCCGGGGGCTGCGGCTTGGCCGTCACCTTGGCCGTGAACCCGTCCTTGCCCGGGGCCTGAGTCCTCTGGAGCCTCTGACCCAATCGCATGAGGGCCTGACCAGCCGAGATCAGGAAGTTACCATCACCACGGGCGTACCCGTTGAAGACAGCTGTCAGGAATCGCATGAACGAAGTAGGCGATGGTAGTCTCATCTGTCACCCCATTGATGGCCGTCTGCCCTCGCAACCACCTCGACAAAGGCCAACCGACCCGGTTCACCATAGTCCATGCGAACCGTCACCGAACTGACAAACTCCCAACTATCGTCCACAAGATGACCGCGTGACCTGAGCCAATCAATCACCACCTTCGCACAGTTATCCAGATCACGCCCCTTGCGCCATCCCTTACCACGGAAGACCGTCATGCTGATCTGGACCGGGCCACCCTTCCAAGGACTTCCGATCAGCTTGCCCTGAGCTATCGCAGCCTCATCCGCAGCCTTCAGCCACAGCGTGTAAGCCTTGCTCCGGTAGACCTTCCGGCCCTTCCTGTGCCAGATTGAATTGACTGATGGCGGGATCGGCAAATCAACAAAGAGGACCAAATCTGATCCACTCGGGAGAATTGAACTACCGCCCATGAGAAACCCCCACCCGGCAAACACCGGATGGGGGTCATGCTACGGACGGATAGCCATAGGTGTCAATATCGGCAGCAAGCGAACCACATGCCATTGGCACCTTGAGCTAGTCCGACTTCACGCGGAGCCCACTTGTGCCTAAAGCAACAGGACCACTCAGCCGCCTGTGGAGTCGCACCCATTCCGACTCCCTCATAGCCCGGGTTGCCACCGAAGTGACCGATCCTCAAGATCCGGGCCATGTGGTTCGCTGCCTCTTGCGCCGAGGAGAAACCGCCGTACGAGGCCTGACCACCACCTTGGCTGGAGTTGCCCCGGCGACCGATCAATCCGAAAGGCCCTGCTTGCACGACAGAAGCGAACAGAAGAAATGAAAGAGCCATCCAGCGCATAGCTTGTCCTCCATGACCTTACGGACTACTTGCTGCCAGCCTTCTTGCCAGCAGCCCCGGCGGGAACGATGGTCACCTTCTCGCCCACCTTGCGGGTTTGGTAGATGGCCTCGGTGCGGATCACGGCAGGCTCCTCAGTCACCACGCTGGAGGTTGCTGGAGCCGAGCAGCAAGACCGTGAGGCCTTCCGTTCAGCCCGACGAGCCAGCAAGCCCTGCCTGCCAGCGCAATCACCGCAATCACCAGCGAAAACAACGCCGGAAACCGCCACTAAAGCCAAAGCAAAGACCTTCCTGAATGTGTCCATGTTCCCTCCTGAAAAAAGAAAAACCGCCCGGATTCTACCCCGGGCGGCTATCGGTTGGCAACCCACCTTCGATCACACCATGCCCTTCAGCTTGTCGAACAGGTGGTTCAGGTCCTTCTGGGATGCCTTGGTATCGATCCACTTCTCGACATCCTCAAGGGTCAGGGAGGCCACGCCCGGGGCCTTGAAGACCTTCGGGGCCGATGCGCCCTTGTCGGTGTCCAACTTCTCCCGCTTCTTGGTCGGGATAGCCTCCTCGACCTTCTTGACCACATCGGTCAGCTTGGTCTTGCCCTCTGCGACAGCCTTCAGGTCATCCTTCTGGATGATGCCCTTGGCGATGCCCTTGGCGGCGGTCGCACCCTGACGACCCTTGTGCAAGCCCACACCAGCATCGGCAGCGATCAAGCCACCAGCCGAAGTCTTGTGGTACTCCGAGGCCGTCTTCTTAGGGGCCGGAACCGGGGTGCCATCGGGCTTGGTCTCCTCGACCACCGCAGCCTTCTTGCCACCCTTCTTGAACTGGGTCTTCTCTTTTGCGGCCTTGGTGCGTTCAAGGTACTGGCCAGCCAGCACGGCGATAGCCACCAGCTGATCGTCCGTCATGTGGCGACGGGCCTTGTTCATGGCCTTGATGTGTGCCCACACCTCCTCCTCAGAGGCGAAGGTCAACTCCTTGATCGGCAGGGGATGATCCTTGGCCCAGCCGGGATTCTCGGTGGCGATCCGGTCATAGACCCGGAGCCGGTTCCGGCCATCGATGATGAGGCCGGTGACGCTATCCTTGATGATGTCGTTGATGACACCCATGTCACGGATAGAGGCCTCAAGCTCCTTGTGGGCCTCGCCACCCTCCACCAGAGGCCAGATCGAGGCCAGCGGGTGAATCTCATAGCCAGCGATCACCTCGGGCTTGACCTTGGCTTTGACCGGCTTCTCCGGGTTCGCCTGCTTCGGGCTAACCGGGGCGGTGGTGGCGGGAACAACAACATCGGAAGTGATTGTGTCTTGCATCGGTCTCAGGCTCCAGTTTCCGTTTCATCCATCTCAGGTGAACCCTCACCTGACACTTCAATATTACACCCACGATCCCCTAAAGGGCACGGCTCCAACAGGTTTTTTTTATTTTTTTTGGTTGCTGATCCGGCTACATCTTTGTATATTCCCATACGCTTCTGTATGCGTTCAATGCCCCGCAAGAAAAGATTGCTGGCCCCTTGGTGGGTCATACGCAACCTTTTAGCTACCTTTCGTAGCGACATCCCTTTCAGCCACAGGCTCATCACCCGCGCCTGCCTCGGGGTCATCAGATGGAGCTTGTCCAGCATGGAGTCCAGTTCGTCCCTGTCCTCAATACTGAACTGCTGATCCCATTCCACCGGGCTGCTTTTCCAATCATGCTTGGCCCCGGGCGGCTTCCGGGCCTTCTTCAGGAGGTCATCGAGGCTGACCGTCCTTGAAAGGTTCGCCAGCCTTCTGGCTTGCCAGTACTGCTTGCGGACAAAAAACATGGCCCGGACGGCGTAGGTCATAAACGATGCCCCGCCAGACTTCGACCAAGTTGAGGCCGCGCACACCATCGCATACCTCAACTCGGCAAGGTACTCATCGATGGACATATCTGGCGGGACACCACCGTGACGGCGAAAGAACCAGACCGGGAGATTCATGTACTTCTCCACCATTCTGGACTGCACCTTGGTGAGCCGCTTTATTTTATTTGGAACCTTGCGATCAGCTTTTTGCGGACAAGGTCCAACTTCTCCCGGTTCACACTCGTCCCTTCCCCGTCCGCCTTCACTCTCTCCGCTCGACGCACTTCCTCCAGAATCTCCATCTGCTCCCTGTACCCCGGGTTCTTCATCGTGTACTCGTCCAAGTCCATGAGGCACATCCCCGCCTTCAAAGGGTCCTTGGACCAATGCTGGCGTATGCCATCCTTCCGGCCCCTCCCCCGGATGCACCGGCAAGTCACCGCTACCGTCTTGTGAGTGTCCCCGAGCTTCGGTGCCCAACGCCCGTCCACTATCTGGCTCAATTCCGGCAAGCCCAGCACCCATCCCGTCGAGTCGCATGTCACACATTTTGTCCCCTCGTAAGCCCTTTCCCGCAACTCGCGGTCCTGTCGGATCTGGGCGTTCAACTCTGATCTTATCGCCTGAAGATGTTCCGGCGGGAACCGGGGAAGCTCTGGCCTCATGGCCACCCTAAGTACCGCCTCAGTCACTTGATCGTCCGTCCATTGCTCACGGATGAACAGCAAGGTCCATGAGCGATAGACTTCAGACCACTTCACCTCGTTCGTCTGGAAGATCGAGGAGTGATGAACCTGCCATCCCGGTACATCCATCAAACTGCCTCCCCGGGGCCACTAAGAAGAAACTTCTCCTTGACTGAACGGACGATGGCCGCGCCAGCCTCGGTATGCTCCTGACCCGGAACCAGACCCGCCTTGTACGAGGCCAGCCTGACCCGGTCGGGCAGCGACAATATGCCTACCTTGGCCTGAAGCTCCTCCAGCTTGCGGATGGCCGCCCCCCTCACATCGCAGAGCTTAGCCATCTCTTGGGCACCTTTGGTGGTGTAAGCCTCGGCCATCGTCTCCACCTTCCTGTCCTCCCTCTGCTGCTGGGTCACACGGCCCACACCAGCCCGGGCGTAGTCCGTGTGAATCCATCCGTCCAAGGTCTTTGTCCAATCCAGCCTCGGGGACACATCCTTCATCTTGTACCAGCCAGCAAACCTGTGGACGCTGGCCTCGACATCCATCCCGGGATACTTGGCCTTCAGGGCTTCCAGTTGGCTCTTCCTGAATACCCAGACCCTGCCCGGTGACTTCACAGTCTGCTTTTTGGGCATCTCGATCACCACGGGATCGTCCACCGGCTCGACAGGGACAAGGGCTGTACTCAACACCTCCTCGGGGGCAAACAGTTCCACCTCCTCCTTGGCCACCAGAGGTGACTTCCTTTCGAAAACGAAAGAGTCCGGTGAGACGAACCGAATGCCACCCTTCACAGTCTGGATCACCCCGAGGTTCTCCAGAGCCCTTGCGAACCCCGGAACGCCGACCGCATGATCCAGATCGTCCGGGGAACAGGGGATCAAGCTGCCATGCTTGGGCTTGTTGTCCCAGAAGTAGGCCACAGCGTTCGCCATGAGGCCGGAAGCCTCAAGCCTTCCGATGGAAAGGTCTCTGGACAAACTACCAATCATGGGTGCTGTATGACGAAGCGCATCCATCCGAACCCAAACGCCACCTCTCATCCTTCCCTCCTTTCACCGGCCAGCACGGCCAGCTTTCTCAAAGGCCAGTATCAACTGGCATTCCAGATCAAAGATAGGCTGCAACTTGCCATACGGGATATTCATGCAATCCATATGGCACTTGAAGCCGTTTGAAGGGTCCACCTCGTCCTTGGAAACATGGACCGCTTCACGGGCAAAATCATCCTTTCTGATCCACCCGCAAAGGGTCACACTCAAAGGGACCTCATCGGGGCCAAGCTCCACGCTGGTGAAAATGTAGGCGTGGCACTTCTGGTTGGAGTAGGCCGGGACCGTCCCGACGAAATGCTCCAAGGGCCTCACGGTGCGCCTCTTGGTCTTCACATCGAACCTCCACCTCCCGATCAGAAGGTCATGCTCATATGTGTTAGACCTTTTGGCTCCCAGATAATTCAAGACCCGAAGAACCGCAAGCTCCCCGATGAACCCGGCGTAGTTGCCATCGCCATTCAGGATCGACCGGTTCAGCTTGCCCAGCTTCTCGGCATCCGCTTTCGCGACCTCAAGCTCCTCCTGAATTACAGGGATGGTCAACATGGCTTTCTCTTTCCCCATCCCTTCAACTCAAGCACATCAAGCTTGGCGTACAGTCGCTGGTCGCACTCCCGTGGCCTCGCCCTCACATTCGCCTTGCGATGCTCCTCGACCAGATTGACCAACGCCTCAATCGCATCCCTCATCTCCTCCATCAACCGGCCACCACGGGTGAGATGATCCACCAGCTTGTCGATCCTCTCTTGCTGTTTCTGAACCCGCTCCTCAAGCTCTTTGACATTCGTCATGTCTCATTCTCCATGCTTCCTGTAATCCTCCACAAGGCCCCACAGCAGCTTGTGGACTATCCCGACATTCCCCGTTCCGACCAGACGGCACACCTCGTCCTTATGGGCCCAGATGGCCTTGTGGAGTTCACGGATGTACTCGGTCAGCCTGTAGAGGTCCACCGGGTTGACATCCTTGCCCAGCCTGAAGTCTTCCTCAATCCTCTCAAACTCAAGCCTGCTCAAACTCATTTGCAATCCTCCCCGAGAGCTATCCTTGCCCATGAAGCCAATGTGTTATCCCTGCCCTCCCTCGCGTGAGCCAGAACGGCCCCGACGAGAGCCTCGTACTTCCTCCGCACCTCCTTGTGAGCCTTGCTCTTCCGCATCTGGAGATTCCTGAAAGCCCTTTTCCTGTCCTCCAAGGCCAGACGGAGCTTGCGGTTCTCCTCGGACAGGTAGACCACGGGATCGACCACCTCGGACTCGCCATCGTCCGTCCCGTAACGGACCTCATAATCCTTCGCCAGAACCTCCAGCAGGGCCAAATGGACTGTGGTCTCCGGGTTGTCACCACCGGCTTGATTGGCCGCATAAGCCAGAGTGAGAGTCCTGTAAATCCTTCGGAGCAGATTGATCTCATCCACCTTTTCGACCCTCCCGAAGTCCAAAGAATCTCCGGCCATAAAGCCAGCCCATCAACTCGGCTTGCCTTCTCGTCCGGTGGCAAGCCTTGCACAGGGTCGGGTTGCCAAACGAGAAACAAGTCTCACACTTGGTGCGAAAACAAACCTCGCACTTGCTCCAGTTCGTATCCCTTTTCTCGATGCCGCAGCCATCGCATGGCAACCATTGGCGTTCACTCATCACTCACTCTCCTTTGGCAGCGGGCCGATTGGTCGCCAGTGCGATATAGCTCGCATTGGCCAACTACCATTCCAATGCAGAGTCATAATTGCAGAATCACCGTAAAATGCGTACCGATGAACCAGATAGTTGCCATGCTCTGTCGGAGGCTCACCCCACGCATCCCGCCAGCGGAGCAGGTCTTCAAGCTCCCCGCACCTCTCCATCAGTCTGGAGTTTTCTCGTGCAAGATCTTTGAACATCATTTCCCAGTAGCGAGCTGGGTCGTCCTCAAGAAGCATTTCGTCACTCATCACTCCCCTCCCGGCAGCGGGCCGATGGGTCGCCAATGCGATATAGCTCGGAGTGGCCAATTGCCATTCCAATGAAGAGTCATGAGTTCAGCCCCACCGTAAAATTCGTACCGCTGCACAAGGTACTCGCCATGCTCAGTCGGCGGCTCACCCCACGCATCCCGCCAGCGGAGCAGGTCACGCAGCTTGGCGTTCTCCGACTCTAACTCCGCACAGCGATCGGCAAGAAAAAGCGCCGTTTCTTCTGGTCGTGAAACGCTAGCTGGCATCACTCGTCCCCCTCACAATCGTCACCCCAGTCCTTCACATCGCCCTCTTCGACAGCCTTGTTGTACCCGGCCCAGTATTCAGCCACCTCTGCTGGTGTCAAATCTGTGACCGCATTGCCCTTGTATGTCCCGTTCGGATACCAATGCGGGTTCGGCCTCCTCTGGTAATAGGCATCAGCACCACCACGGTCATACAGGCTCCCGTTGCGAGTCCTGTCGAATTGAATACCGCGCTCATCTCCCATGTCCGTCTCCCTCCTTCACAAGAAACATCCCGTGCCCCGGGGAACGATCCCGGGATCGCCAGCACACGGTTCGCCATCAGAATGGAAGACCTTCCGACTCAAGCAATTCCACAGTCACCATGTCGTGATAGGTCCGACCCGCCTTGGTGGTGTACTCGGTCTTGTCGAAGGCCACCACCTGACCGGGAAGCACTTCACCGGCATTGCGGACAAGCTCGGTCACTTCCTCGGCCTTCAGGCCCAGCCGGTTCAGGCCAGCCATCACTTGCCCGAGGCTCCGGTCGTTATTCATCAGCTGGCCGAAGGCGATGGACTGGCCATTCAAAGGGCCGCCGTGAACCTTGCCAGACCACCGGAGCGAGTAGCCCTGAAGCTTTTCAAGGAAGACCGGGGCCACAGACACCACCTGTATGGCGTATCTCCCGTTCTCCATCTCGTCCAGCCTCAAGGCCGAAGCCCTCAAGTCGCCCACCTTCTTGCCTGCGTTCTGCGAAAAGAAATCATTGGACTCTGACATCACAACCTCCTCCGATGAAAAGCCCGGTGACGAAATGCCACCGGGCGCACCAACTCCGATCAGTCAAGACCCGGCTCCGTGAAAGGCTCGTCACGCTCGATTGGCAGGTACGGCGCGATCCAATCAATCAGATGGCCGATCTGGTCCACAGAAGCATCCTTGAGAGATCCCACGCCGTAGGCACTCTTGATGTGTTCCTGCCAGCCAGCCGGAAGGTTACCGGCCCCGTTGGCCAGATTGTACATGCGGGTGAATTCCAGCAGCAGCATGTCCCGCCGCTTGGCATTCTTCACCAGCTTGGCACCTTCCTCCTCCAGATGGGGCTTGCCCAGACCTTTCGACACGGGCTTGGTTGGAGCCTTGTCGCCGTGATGGTCTTCCGAAGTCTGGCGAACCGGCTCGCCAACCTCCACCATCATGGCCCCGGGCATCGTGTCCGTTTCGGTCTCATCCAAGGTGGACAGACCGCAAAGGGCCAAGGTACAACGGCGCTTCGCCTTGGTCAGGCATTTCATCCATGCGTTGGCCAAAGCCTCCCCCTGAAGGTTCTTGATCGGCACAGCCCCGATCTCGGTGTCAGTCCTCCCGGTGGAGTCACGCATCGTCACAGTCGCGAACAGGATACCATCAGCGTCCCGTATCTCATGGGCCACCATCGACACCCCGTGGATGGCACGAAGCTGGTCCGTGCAGTTCCTTGTGGCGTACAGGATGAGCTTGCCCTGAAAGGACAGGTAACCGAAGGGCTTGGTCGCCGGGTTCAGGCCAACCGACCGACAGACAGTCTGGTAATAAGCCAGCCTCTCTTGCTCCGTCAGCTTGGACAGATCCCCTTGAATAAGGGCTAATTCAGCCCTGTTCGTTTCCACATCAGACTTGGTCGCAAGACTTGTCATGTCTTTCACTCCCCACCAATCAACTCGCATCGCAGCACACGCACCGTGCGTGGAGCCGAAACGCGAAGCCCGGCCTTCGAGGCCTCCGTCCATTCCAGCGTGATCGTCGCCGTCACGCCTTCCGTGTCACTCAGGTGGACATAGCCACCCAAAGGTATCCGCAACACGCTACCAAAAGAGTCCTCCATAACCACCTTGACATCCGTCACGCTGATGACAGTCAGCACCTGCGTGTGGCCCGACTCCCATTTCAATTCAAACGATTCGCCAGCAAACCGCTGGATCGAAAGACCTCCCAGATGCCTTATCATGTCCCGTCCTCCCATTCAAAATCGTTGGTGTCTTGAGCCAGTTGGAGAAAAGCCTCCCACTCGGCTTCCATATCGCCAAACCGTTCCGATTCAGACTCCCACATTTGTCCCAAGCTCCCTCTCGATGACAGTCTTGTTTGTGGATTCAACCACCTCCACCACCTCAATGGAGACATCGTTTATGACCCGGCAAGCCTTCAGGTAGAACTTGGTCCCTTCCCTGTCGGTACCCATCAGGTCACGGATCCGCCTGTGAACCTCGGTCAGCGCGGTCTGGACCGAATGGATGGCCACATCCCCGTAAGACTTCACGGCCTGAACCTTCATCTCTGCTTCAGTCATCTTTCTCATGTCACTTGATCCTCAATGTGTAACCACGGGGCAAAAGACGGGCGTAAGGCAAATCGTTGCCAGACTCAAGAAGGTCCCGAATCTTGTCCTTGTCAACCACCAACTCGACCTTCTTCAGGTCATGTGGAACCTCCTCCTCGATGATCTGGAGGGGCTGCTTTCCACCGGCGGGCTGGACCCAGACCTTGTACCGGGTCGTCTCCACCTTGGGCCTCTCCAGCTTGAGCAAGGACTCTTTCAGGGCCAGCTTCAGGCGGTCAACCTGCCTCTGGGTAACCGTGGCGAGAGATCGGAGCCTCTCGGCCTCCTCACTCCTTGCCCGGGCGACAGCCTCCAGCTGACCCACCACGGCGCAGTAACCCTCCACCTTCTGGGCGTAGTTGCCCTCGGCGGCATCCAGCCAAGCCACCACATCGGGTGGAAGCTCACCCTCCGGGTCAATGTCCGACACGACAGATTCCAGATGCCGAAGATCCTCAGTCAAATCAAACAGGCTGCTCATTGCTCTCCTCCGCTATCGAACCCAACTTGGCATACGCCTCTGGTGCTATCACCCTGAGGCACACCAGATTCGCCCCGGTCGCACCGCCCGTGGAACCACCACAGTAAAACAGGGCGACCTGCCGGACCAACTCCTTGGCGAGGGCCAAGGTGCTTGATTGCGGCCCCGTGGCGCAACGCCAAGGGCTGCCGTCATATTTGAACCACCTCCGGGTCATATCGGCGTAGGCCGGGTCTTCCAGCTTCTGGTGGACCACGAACCCGTCCTTCGACTCGCCAACGAGAAAGCAATCATAAAGACCGGGAGTGTACCACAAGGTGACCGAGCAGGCATTCCTCGCGAGGTCTGGCGCGAAGTCCAGATAGAAGCCCCTCGCCTGAACTGTGTGGTATGTGCCCCACAGGCCGTCAAGATCTCCCATTGCTCTTGCCCTCCTTGCGCTTGATCGATCCGACCAAAACCTCGCCAGCAAACTGGAATCCCTTCAAGAAAGCCTTCAGGGCAATCATGGCCTCCGATTCGGTGTCATACAGGCCGACATGCTTCTGAGCCTTCCGGCCACTCTTCACAGAGACCTTCGCCTGCCATTTGCCACTCGCTGGGTGAAAATATACTCCGACCATCTCACGCACCTCCGTGGAATGTTTCCATATGAGCCTTGTAAATCTCAATCGACAAGCCGACCAGACCGGCCCGAAGTTCTTCAGCCCTCCGGTTCTTCTTGCCGTAAGCCTTGATGCGATCATCCAGAGCGTCGATGGCAAGCTCCGCAATCTCACGGGCTTTGTAGCCATACTTGGCTGCGATCCACACGCCCTTGGTGTAGACCAAGGTGGAGAAAACCACCTCCGTCATATCCAATGCGCCCGAGAATGTGACCGAGTCACGGATGGTGTTAACCAACTCAAGCATCATGTTTTTAGAGGCGATAGCGTGACTGTCACGCAAGAGGCTGCTTTCCATATCCAATCTCCCTATCCGGTTCCAACCATCCCGGGAGAACCGCTCTCCCGGGCACTCATCCCGTCACCGGGAAGTCTGCTCCTCATTCTGCCACGCCCGGTCAGACTCCTTGGCGAGGCGGATGATTTCATCCACGCAGAGTCGGGCATGGCTGGTCGTGTCTGCCAGCTGGCGAATGATTTTGCTCATCATGGATTCTGGGACCTTGAAATCGGTCTCATATCCGGTGCCAGCCCACACGGCGACCCCGGCCGCCGAATTGCCAAAGTTGATAGGGGCCTCATCCCCGGGCGCACCAGACTTGGTGCCCTTCTCGACATAGAACTGAATCTCGCAGAAGGGCATCTTCGCAAGGGCCTGACGGTAAGCCTTGAGCCCGGCAGCGGCGCAAGCTGCGAAGCTGGCAACCGGCTGCGGGTTATTAAGGCTGGGCTGGCCGTCGATGTCGATGATCTGAAAACCGAACTTGTAGGTAGTCATCTTGAACTCCGCTTTCCGTTTTCCGCTCCCGGTCAGTCACATCGACTAACCACACACTCATATTAAACCGATCCACCGGCCCCGGCAACGGAGCCTGAAAATTATTTTTCAAGACCGGGCGAGGGTCACCTTGCGAACCTCGGTGAGGACCTTGATCGCCTCACGACCGGCGGGGCAATCGAAAGCCTTGAGGAGCTTCTCCTCCTGACGAGAAGTCAGGCCGTCACCATTACCGTCGAAGGCTCCGAATTGAATCTCGCCGTAGGTATCGACCTCAATATCGAGGAAGCCGTCCATCCCACCGACGAGAAAGATGAACTCGCAGCCGATGCCCATCTTGAGGCAACCAGCACCAGCGACGAGGGCAGTCACCGGGTCTTTCGACTTTGCCTTGAAAACCGTTTCGCCGTCTTTGCCGATGACGCTGAATTCGAATGTGAAAGCCATGATCCGTTCTCCTTTTTCTTGCGAACCTCGTCGGGTCACTCACCCGACACCTTTAGTATAGACCGGGGATCACCCGGAGGCAACTCACCCTGAAAATTATTTTTTTTCATGGGGCGCAACTCAAGATTCGACATCCGGTCATTCATCAGGTCGCCATCAAGGTGACGCACCACAGATTGCCCGGGGTCGGTTTTGGTGCGGAGAAACCATACCAAACGGCCCACAGCGTAGGTCTTGCCCTCCAGCATAATTCGCCGGTAACCAGTTTTTATCCCTGCCCCGGCAAAATCCCCGGCCTTGGCGTTCCCGTACCCGGTGCGCCAGCGAAGACCGCCAGCCGCATCATCCACCTCTAATAAACGGTCAACCAACTCATAAGGCGGCATCTGGTAGAACACGGTTACACCTCCCTCTTAGTTTGAAATTCCGACCGATTGCTCCCATTCCCGGGTCGGGACATGCCAGAAGCCCGGGGCATCGATGAACGGGGCAGCCAATTCAGCAGCCACCTCGGGCAGCTGGCCCTTGGCGTGAAGTACCTTACGGGCTTTTAAGGCTTGCTCGGCCACATAGGTGAACCATTGAAACTGGAAAGATTGCCCGAAATTCTTCCGGTATCCCCGGTGAAGATCAAGGGCCACCTGAATCTGGGCGGCTTGCTTTTCGGTCAGCTTGGTGGTTTTCATGGCCTTCCTCTTTCCGTTTCGACCCGGAAGGACACCTCGTCCTTCCATGCCCTTACTGTAGACCGGGCCAGCCGGGAGGAGCAACATGGCCCCAAAATATTTTTTCCCCGGTGGCCGGTCTATGGTTCGCAAGGGTCAGGTTGACCAGACCTCGAAGTCTGGATCGAAGTACCTTCGGCTGGGCGCACCGGGAGCATAAGGGTCACAGGCAACGGAGTTTGGCGGGTGCGGGGCAAAATTCTCGTAGGGCAAAATAATGCAATCAAACCGGGTCCCGGGATTCCTTACACCGTTTCGCCAGAGGCTGCCGTACTGGCCCTTCATCACAAGCCTCAAATTAAGGATCGCTAGATTGAGCCTATCGCCATCTATTCGGTCGATCATTTCGTACTCCTCGACCGGCCACAAGCCAGCGTAGTGCATATGCCAAACCAGCTTGACAGCCGGATACCTGCGGCCATTGATGGTAACCATCCTCTCACGGCCTTCAGGAGAAACCGTACCAGCCTCCGAGCCAGCTTTGACGAACCCGCCACAATCCGTTCGCCAAGTCAACTTGCCAGTCACAAAGTTGTAATCCAAAACACTCTTCAGGTACTTGACAGAAGGCAGAGCCATCACGCACCACCTTTCTTCACACAGGACTCGACTTTCTGGGCCACACGATGAACCAGTTCCGCTACTTCGCGGCTGGCATAATTCCCAAGGTTGAACCATTGCGATGGCGAAGGCACCGAAAGGTAGACTTGCCATGACCCGTCTGATTGCTTGAACAACATTCGAAACCCTCCCACTAAAAACCTCCCGGCCACAGCGACCGGGAGGTGTACCGTCTGTGGATCAGACCGCCGTTTCCAGCAGGGTCTTCCACGCGTTCGTCTTGATCTTGGAACCCTCGCCCAACATCACAGACTCGAATCGCACACCGGCCCCGACTTTGCGAGGGGCATGATCCACCCACTCGGACAGGACATTGAAAGCCTGCCATGCCGTCCCACGCATCCCCTTCAGGGAGTTGGTGGGAGAGTCGAGGTTCTCCCGAAGCTGGTCAACCACAAGCTCTTCCCGCTCCTTGGAAGAGAAGCCCATCTTGGCGACCTGCTCCGAAAAGAACCGGCCAAGGGCCTCGGTGTCCATCTTCCGCTTGACCAAGGCCTTGGCCTCGGCAGCTGCGATCTCGGACCGCTTCTTGCCCAGCATCAAGGCGTTCCGGGCCATCTCGATATTGGCCTCAAGGTTGCCGTTGTGGCGCAGCTTCACGAACCGGCCAAACTTCGACTCCGTGTCCTCCAAGGCCATCGACAGGGTATTGGCGCAGACCACACGGACATCGGTCAACACACCTTGCCAGCAGGTCATGCCATCGTGGCCGTTGATGGACAGAAGGTAATTGTGAATCTCGTCACCGGGCAAGGCATCGAAGCTGGTTTTCAGGTCAACGAGAAACCAGATACGCTTGCCGTCCCTCAACGAGCCAGCCGACTCAACCTTTGCGCCTTGGCCGATCAGCGAATTGATGAAGTCGCATTGCTCCGAATTCTGGAGCGGGACAAACTTGTCGGACACATGGCCCAGCAAGCCCCAAGTATCGTCCCTGACCACACACCGGCGACCCTCAATCATCTGAAGGTCACCGTCCCGGTTGGGACGATAGATCGGGTGCATCTCGACACCCCAGTCGAGGCCAGCCTCCTTGAGGGCCTCCTCGGCGGTCATCTGTCCGGGCATCACCTTGCCGAGGCCGTGCCACGCAGGCTTGCGTGCAAAAGCGGCTGCGGCGTAACCAGCTGACATGTCGATTTCGTGGGCCATGATCCAGTCTCCTTTTTAGAGTCACCTCCGGGGCCAACCGCCACCGGTAACCTAATAGTAGGCCAGCACAGAAAAGGTGGCAACGCAATCAAACAGAATTTTTATTCCAGCAGAAATCCCGGCCAATCAGAGGGCTTGCGAACCATCCAAAATAATTTTGAAAATTTTTCTTTTCAGGGCCTTGACCTTTTTGCCCCTGCCGGGCGTAGAATGCGTCGCCACCCGTCGCCACCCAATCAACCACACCAAATCAAACCAACACCTTCCATCAAACCATTTAACCTTAACTAAAATCTAGTTTGGATCTAGCGTCCGAACAACCTGTCCGGTGGATCGGGCGGGAATCAACCTGAACCGGGGCTCGGGGGGAATCCTGAGAGTCTTCGGTTCAGGTAAAAAGTAAAAGCAAGGTAGTCTGTCTTAGGCTAACTAGCAGATAGCTAGTAAGGGCGAGGGGCGAGTTGCGCCTCGAAAGAAGATGCCTCTGAAAAAGGGCCAAAAAAGGGCGATCTCTTCCAAGGCGACCCGAGAGCCGTCCTGAAAGAGATCTCGCAGCAGGCGTGAAATTTGACGGCCTAAACGACCCGCTTGACGATCAGGTCCCGAGACTTGTCAAAACGAAATGTGGCCGAGGAGCGTCCCTTGATGGAATCGAGGAGCGCGTGAACCTTTCCCTCCGGGGTATCGAAGGTGAACCTGTCACCGGGTAGGAGGCAAAAGGTCTGGTCACCGACACGGACCTCGCAGCCCGACCCGAGCCAGAGGAAGTGATTCCCCTCGTAGCTTTGGCCCTTGTGGGTTCGCGTGAATTCCATATGGACGGCTGGCGGGAGGATTTCTTGGCCGGCCTCCTCCCGGTTAACCAGAGCCAGAGTAACCGTAGCGGCGGTGAATGTGGGCTTGTGAACGACCCAGATCTTTCCCGGGCCTCCGGGTATCCCGTCTCCCTCAAGGCCGATGATGTACTCACGGATC